GGTCATCGGCAGACAAATACTTCCATCCTATCGGAAATAGTTCTATCAATGTCTTCTTGCCATTTTGCTGTAGAAGTTTGCATACTGATTCCACTTCCACCCATTGGCAATTTATCCATTCTAAAACTAGTATTGATAATTTCAATAGCAACCATTTTTATAACAGCATCTGTAATATCCCCTGGAACTACAGTGTCTCCATATCGATAAGTAACTCTGACTCTGTGTTTTCTAAGAATTGAAAATATGAAACCTCTTAAGAATAATTTACCATAAACACCTTCAATATTATACCAACTGTTGTTTCCTAAGATGTCAGAAAATGTATCCTGTGAACCTTGCCAGATTTCTATCTTATCTCCTAATGATCCATTCAAATCTTTTATCATTCTATGCTGTAAAAATATTGGAGTACCCCAACCAAATGAATAAACTAATGGTAAATCATGAACTTCTTCTGTAATTGTTCTTGTTGTCCAAGCATGACCTATTCTTCTTTCGATTTCTGCTTCTTTCCTATTGATAAGTTTCTCGACCTGAGCCTTGTTTGGAGTAGTAGTAGCAGTGATGGGAACACGTAGGAAATCAGATACATCTGTAACAGTACAATATGTAACAACCATGCTTAAATAGTATGTCCTTGTCTTTTAAAGTTTTGCGTTCTACTCATATAATACTACTATTTCGCCAGTACTACCAGAGGCAACTACTATTCTGATACCTGTTTTAAATGGAGTATTAATGATTGGTGCTGAATTACCTGCGTTTGCAGTGAATGAGAATTTTGCTGTTGTACCTGTAGTATTGTCTATTATTGAGAATACTCTATCCCCCGATGTTGTAGTGTATATTGACTTTACTAATCCGTGACCTGTTTTGGCTTGAACAGTTGCAGAATTAACAACTGCTAGTTGACTAGTTTGACCTACCATGAAATGTATAATATATCTATACTTATAAAGTTTTGTGAATAAAAAAAAAGGCTTTTGATACCAATTATTTATGTGTAATAAATGGTTGCCAAAAGGTTTGTGCTTGTAACAGCACGGGAGATACTGTGTCTTTCCAGTTTTGGTAGACGGTATCACAAAATTCAATATACAATTTCACATTGTCCATGAGTGGTAATGAAAACCAGTTGTTTATAAAGTTTTGTGAATAAAAAAAGGGGTTAGAAACCTGTTATACGAACGCGAATAGTCATACTATTCACTGCTGTATCAGCGTTATCCAGTTCCTCAAATGCAACTACTGTACTTGTAGAACTTGTTGGGGTATGACCATAAGCTTTAAATTTTCCTGTGGCAGATGCACCAGCTGCGGCTGGTACATATTGCAAAAGTAGTCCTGCACTGGTATGGAGTACTTCTGCTCCAATAACAGTGCTAATTCTACCGCCCATAGAAAGGTCGACTGTATTACCGTTAGTTGCGTAATTGTCTGAGCCACCGTAAGTGACGTCAACAATTGCTGTTCTTAACCTTGAGGTTAATTGTGACTGAACGGTTAAAGTCTTTCCTGTAAGATTCTTATGATCTTGATTCTGTGCGACTGTGATAGCCATAATATTATCTGAATATACTTATATATAAAGATAAGTTACCAAAAACTTCCTTTATCTGAACAATCTAAATGAGCCCCACAGTTTGAACAAAACATATGACATGCAGTAATTTTTTTCATTTCTGCGTAGCAACGTGGACATTCCATAATCAAAAAAATAAAAAAAAGGATCGGTTAATCTAGAGTTTAATATCTCTGATTTTACCTTGGGATTTAAAGTGACGACAAACGGTTTCTCCCATTGTTCTGAATAGACCTTTCTCAACAAATGCATTGTTGATGAATGGATATCCTGGGGATCTTCGTGTTGCTTCGTAGTATTCTGTTGGAATTGCTACTTGAATTCCTAATCTTGGATAACCATATCCTTCTGAGTCAGATGTATCCAATGCGAATAATCTACCGACTTCTGATGAGTCGCCAGAATCACTTGGTGCATCTTTACTTGGAATGAATGGGATTCCATATAGAGAATCTACGTGTAGACCTACTCCTGTTCCTTCAAAGGTTTTAATTCCGTTCACATCGATTTGAACTACTTGTTCGCCATATGGATTCTTTACACGCACTTGAGGTGTGTAAATACCTTGGATTTCGCTGTAAACTTCGTGGGAACCTAAAAGTACATTAGGATCTTTACCACCAGCAATTCTTATTTTACGTAAGAATGTTCTGACGGTATCGTCGGTCAAAACACCATTAGTTCCAATTGTACCGCTTGCAGATTCGACTGTTGCATCATAAGTTGATGAAGCATCTCTATCTACTGTTGCGTTAGCTGCCCAAGGATCATAGTAACCAGTTGTTGATGCTCCGAGTGCAGTTTCTTCAGCATTACTTGAAATAATTCTGTCGAGACTCTCAAAGTCTTTAGTACCTGCAAAGGTACCTGAACCTGTTACTGTTCCTTCGACGTCAGCCAATAGTGCTCTGTTAAGGAGCTCTTTGTGCTGAACTGCCATGTACAGTCGTAAACTACCTAGTCCGCCCCAAATATCATCTTTGGAGTGAGTTGACAACCATTCCATAACTTCAGATGCTGAGAAGACTAAAGACATTGTCTTTGGTCTAACATCTAATTCTGCCACAGTTGGCACAATTTCGTCAGGAATTACTCCACCTTCTGCGACTCCACCTAAGGCAGTATTGCCTTGTGTAGTATCGACAGTTGGTTTTGCTGTTATAACCCTCCAACCAGATTTATCCCACGGATATTTTGGAAGTATACCAAATGCGTTAGCCTCAAGGTTGAGTTGAGCCCAAGCATATGCTCCGAAAATAGCGTTGAATACGCCTGCTGTTGATGTTGTGACGGGTGTGTCTGCTTTTCTAAGGAAGTTACGGTTATATCCGTAATACTGTGCCTCTAATTCATCAATTGTTTTAATTGAGGGATTGGACATTAGTAATATACCTCCTCTTCGGTACCAAATTTACCAGACAAGATTTCTCTTGCTAATACATCCATGTATTGATTACCTCTAGATCTAGCGGCTTTCAAAACTGGGTTCAATGCTGAGCCTTGGCTTGACACTGATTTGGTCACATTTGCAGATGGTCTTGGTGTTTCTGTTGTAAAGCTTTGTGTTTCAGGCAAAACGGATTTCTCTTGCATAGAGAGATTTCCTTTGTCTCCTTCTGGTTTCTTTTCCCCTGTTTTATCATCGTGCAATCCAGCTTGGATTGAGTTACTTTGATATGTGTTAGGAACTTTTACCTCTGCACCTATGTCATCTTTATCAGAGACTTTTGGGGTCAAAGGAAGATCAGTTGGAGTCTCGAGTGCTTTAATTCTGCTGTCTAATGATTTGATAGTATTAGAAACTGTTTGAATAGATTCTGATACTGACTTCATAGAGACTGCTAAAGAATCAAGAACTGCTTTGTTTTTGTCTTCTGCTTCTTCTTTATCGTCGGCTTCTGCTTTTTTCTCTTCTTGAGGTTTTTCCTCAACTAGAGATTCAGCTTTGTCATGTTCTTGCGAACAATTACATTCTTCTGCCATGTATTAAGATTACGTTATATTTGGTTTATATAGTTTTTGTTTTACCACATTTGGAACATTTCATTGATGATGGTCTGTCTTGTGTTATATCTGAGTTTCCAGGCTTTTTTAATTTGTCAGGGTTTCCCAATGATTCTGCACTTACTCCTGTATCATCTTTCTTTTCTTCTGATATTTGTGCTGAGTGTCCTGCCCCCTGTATTGATGTGGCTCCTGCACCTAATCCTCTAGATCCTCCTCCTCTTGGAGGATTTACATCCTTGTTACAAGGACAATTTTTAGAATGTTCTTTTGCAATACTAATTTCTTTAATATCTTTATCATCTTTTGGTTTTGTTAAACCTTCAGATTGTTGCCATTCTGTTCCTTTACTACAAGGGCAATCTTTTTTATGTTCTTTTGCTGGTTTAATTTCTTTAATATCTTTATCGTCTTGAGCATTAATTGAAGATCCTGAATCATTATGATTTTTTGCAGTAGGAATATCTTTCAAATCTTTATCCTCAATAGGATTTAC